CTCCTGATGATAGTCCTCTTAAGACTGGGGATACGAGAAGAACTTATAATCAGTCTAAGTGTGGTAAGGGCTATAAGAGTGTTAAGGGTAAATGCGTTAAAATAAAAGGAAGCAAGTAATGGCAGGCAAGCGATTAGACCTATTTAAGCATGACAAGAAAGTAAGGCCTAAGGAAGCCTACCATATATGACCTTATGAAGGTACGCCACACCCAGTTGGGGAGGCACATAAGGAAAAGAAAAAGAAGTAGATGGCCAATATAAATCTTCATAATGTAAGCAAGGAAGAGGAAGCTCTTAGACTTGCCTACCATGATTTAATTGCATTTGGTAAATTATTTCTTCCTGATGACTTTATGAGATCTGATACTCCTTTCTTTCACTATGAGGTAGCGGATGCAGTTAATGACCAAGATGTACGTCAGTTAGCAGTGATACTGCCCAGGGGCCATGGAAAGACAGTAATGACGAAGTGTTCTATCTTGCATGATTTTGTGTTTACGAAAGAACCTTTATTCTATGGCTGGGTGGCTGCAAGTTCTAAAATTAGTGTTCCTAATCTTGATTATATAAAATATCATTTGGAATACAATGACAAGGTAAAGTATTTTTTCGGGGACCTCAAGGGCAAAAAATGGACAGAAGACGACATCGAGCTTAGAAATAATTGCAAGCTCATCAGTAAATCTAATCTTTCAGGTATTAGGGGAGGTGCTAAGCTCCATAAGAGATATGACCTTATTGTACTGGATGATTTTGAAGATGAGAATAATACCATTACTCCTGAATCTAGAAGTAAGATTGCAAACCTAGTTACGGCTGTCGTATTTCCTGCCCTTGAGCCTCATACTGGTAGACTTAGAATTAATGGGACGCCTGTTCATTATGATGCATTTATTACTAATATACTTACTGGCCATGATAAAGCAAGGGCTAAAAATGAGGATTATAGTTGGAAAGTAATTACATACAAAGCTCTTCAGGAAGATGGGATGCCTTTATGGCCATCCTGGTTTGGACTGGAAGAGATGGAAAGAAAGAAAAAGTTTTACGCAGACTCTGGCCAGCCACAGAAGTTTTACCAGGAATATATGATGGAGGTTCAGAGTGAGGAAGATGCGATATTCACAAGAGACCATATTAAATACTGGGATGGACAATTCTTGCATGATGAAGAGTCTGGAATTAGCAGTGTAGTTACGGAGGATGGCGATGTCAAACCAGTCAATGTTTTCGCGGGGGTTGACCCTGCTACGGATTCTCAGCGTAGGGACGCTGACTATAGTGTTATTATCTTTGTTGCTTGCGATGTGGACAATAATATTTATGTTCTCGATTATCTTAGGAAGCGTGGTATTCCTGTGCTCGGTATTCCAGGGTCTGATAAAAAAGGGATTGTGGACTATATATTCGATTATGGAAAAATATACCACCCATTAATGTATACCATAGAAGATACTTCTATGTCTAAGCCTGTATTCCAGGCTATACGAGCAGAGATGCTGAGAAGGAATGATTTTTCAATAAGCTTTAAAGAAGAGAAGCCAGGAACAAGAATGTCTAAAAGAGATAGAATTCAAGAAATATTAGCTCAAAGATTTGCTGTAGGTCAAATGCATATAAAGAAGAATCATTATGACTTGCAGAGAGAGATCATAACATTTGGACCTAGAATGGCTCATGATGATACTATAGATTCTTTAGCATATGCATGCAAGTTTGCATATCCTTGTGAATTCAGTAAGGGTAAGGATGGAGAATGGGTGAAGAAGAAACCTAAAGCTAAATCATGGGTAACAGCATGATTAGTGCTTTTATATTAGCAGCAATGATTAGCGTAGAAGAACCTAAGGCTATTATTCAGTTGCCAATTAAAATTGAAGCAAGAAAGCGTGGAGGGAAGAATAACCGTGGACGTCGTATAGGCGGAGGAGGGTTGCGTTAGATGAGAGTTCAAGCTATGAATTGTGTTATGGGACTTATTACTAGGATTAATATTTTTAGGAACACTTAGACATGGCGATTATATTACCAGGGAGTGTCCGCAGGCGAGTTACAGCTGTCCGAAGATATGTGACGTGGATCACAAACACCTACCAATAGAGGAGTGTAAGAATGGCAAAGACAAAAAGAGCAGACCAAGTAAGGCAACTTTACAAGCTCTCGAACAATTGGACGAGGAAGCAGTGGGAGTTTATAAATCAGAAGGGATATGATTTCGCCCATGATGAGCAACTATCCCAAGAAGAAAGGGATCTTCTAAATGATCAGGGTATGCCTACGTTTACAATCAATAGGATACTTCCTGTTGTTGAGATGCTTAATTTTTATGCAACAGCTAATAACCCAAGATGGCAGGCAGTAGGAATAGAAGGTTCTGACTCTGATGTAGCATCTGTCTTTGGGAATCTCGCAGATTATATATGGAATTTATCCGATGGATCTACTTTATATTCTAATGCTATAAATGATGCTATATGTAAGAGTATTGGTTATATACTTATTACTGTAGATCCAGATCAAGATAATGGCATGGGGGAGGTTATATTAAAGCAGCCAGAACCATTTGATATCTATGTAGATCCTAAATGTAGAGATATGTTGCTTAGGGATGCTGCTTTTATACTTATTAGAAAAGTTCTTCCTAAAAATCATCTTATTAAATTATTTCCTGATTATAAAAGAAAGATAAATGCTGCTTCTAGTGATGAGAGTACTCAGTATAGTTGGAGTGAAAGATCTATGGGAGATAAGACTCAAGAGTTGTTTGCATATAATGACAACACAGATGAAGCCCAGGCTATAAGTCCAGATGGTGAGACAGATTCTATGATGGAGCTTTTTGAAGTGTATGAAAAACTTAAAGTTCCTCATATGAATGTATTTTATAGAATACCTCCTAATGAGGAAGAATTGGCTCAGATGAAGCAGCAGGTTGAAGTTAGAATGAAGGAGATGGCTGCTGAAATGGAAGTTCAGTTATTGGAACAGCAAAAGCAAATGGAAGAAGCTGTACAGGCAGGTGAAATGCTTCCTGAGAGATATGAACTCGAAATGCAAAAGGCTCAAGAGATGATGCAACAGCAATTACAAGTAGCTGAGCAGGAATATATGAGCCAATTGCAGAATGAAACCTCTAAAATTGAGAATAAGGTTATTAGTGAGAAAGAATTTAAAATACTAATGGAAGATGAAGGATTTGCTCAGAATGTAGTTGGACAGATGAGGTTTCATGCACACAGGATAAAGCAGACAACTATAGTTGGTGATAAGCTTTTATATGAAGAAATTCTTCCTGAAACTATCACTGACTATCCTATAGTGCCATTTCATTATAAATGGACTGGTACACCATTTCCCTTGAGTGCTGTTGCACCGCTTATAGGCAAACAGAGAGAATTAAATAAGTCACATCAGATTATGGTGCATAATGCATCTCTTGGTAGTTCATTGCGCTGGATGCATGAAGAAGGGTCTATAGATATGGATTATTGGGAGAAGTATTCTTCTTCTCCTGGTGCCTTATTACCTATTAGACCTGGTGCTACTCCTCCTACCGCAGTGCCTCCAGCGCCACTTTCTAATGCTTTCTTTACTATAGTACAAGAAGGTAAGACAGATATGGAGTATCTTGCTGGAATATATTCTTCTATGCAAGGTGATACTCAACAACAACATGAGACATTTAGAGGTATGCTGGCATTAGATGAGTATGGAACTAGGAGGATAAAGCAATGGATGCAGCATTCTATTGAGCCTGCATTACGTCAGCTTGGTAGATTAGTTATGCAGTTCTCGCAGGCAGTATATACAGCTAATAAGAGATTTAGGATCATTCAGCCTTCAGCAATACAAGAACAAAGGGAGACTGAGATTAATATACCTCTATATAATGATATGGGAGAAGCTATTGGCAAATCTATGGACTATGCATCTGCTAAGTTTGATGTTACTATAGTTGCTGGATCTACTCTTCCAGTTAATAGATGGGCATATCTTGAAGAATTAAAACAATTAATGCAA